CTATGTCAGGAAGTATACTCTCATGTCGCTTCTTGTCATGTCTCTCACTTACATGATGTCAACAAAGTTGACAGTTCTTGCCGGACTAGTCTTGTTCGTGTTTTTCCTTTTCTACTATGCTTGCGTGGTTGAAGCTAAGAAAGACGCTTACTTTAAGGCTATTGTGGAGCAAAATGGGAGTTTGCATGCTGCCTTCATGTCAGCCCGTGATAAACACGTACACTATGCTTGTGGGATCTTCGCGTCCCTCGCTGTGTTGTATGGTGTTGTCCAGGTTATCAAGGCTTTGCGCAAGTCCATGGGAGTTCAGGGCTCTCTCCGTCCTCGGTCGGTCGAGGAGGTGAAGGCACGTGATGCAGAGGCTGATCCTTGGGGTCGTTCTGCCGCACCTGTAAAAGTTGAGTCCGAAAAGTCTTTTGTCAATGCAAGTCAGTCGAAGAACGCGCTTTCGAGCTTGCTGGGGCAGATGGTAGTTGATGGAAAGTTTACCGCCTGCTTCATGTTGAAGACAAACAACGTCATTATTCCAAAACACTTCCTTCCGAAGGAGACGATGAAGGCAGAAATCTTCTACTGCAAACGTAAGATTTCATTTCTGCTCAATCCTACTCTCGTCTCTCCTGTAGGTGACGCTGACATGGTCACCATCTACGTACCCAATACAGGACCTCTCAAGGATGCTCGTCCGTACTTTTGCGAGCAATACTCTTCCCATCCTCTTACCTGTAGGATGATCGGTTTAACACCCGATAGAGAGATTTTCGAGGATGTGCTAACCTGGAATCAGGTACCCGAAGTGAATAACGGGTTTATGCCTTTTCCAGGATCTCACTACCGACTTGGTCACAACAAGACCTTTGCCGGTATGTGCATGTCAATTATCTACCGAGATTCACATCGTTCGTCTATTGTGGGGTTTCATCTCGGAGGAGTCACTGGATCTGATCGTGGTTGTGGGGCAACTGCACTACGTTCAGCCGTTGACGCCTCTGCTGACGCTCTCGAGAAAATGAATGACACCTTTATGAGTGGGCCTCAGGCCTCAGAAATTAAGGAACAGATCTTTGGTAAGGACTTTGTGGTGGGATCTGGCGTTGATCCCAAAAGTCCGGCACAGTACATTGACAGCGAAGATGCAGCTGTCTTGGTCTATGGTACTGTGAAAGGGAGGAACACATACCACTCCAACGTTATTGAAACACCCATTTCCAAGGCTGTAGAGGAAGTCACTGGTGTGAGCAATAAGTGGGGTGCTCCAAAATTCAAGAAACCCATCATGAGAGCCGATGGGTCAATTGACAACCAAACATACAGGCCATGGTTCGAGTCCTTGGATGTATGCAGCAAACCATCGATCGGGTTTGATCCCGCTCACGTACAGGATGCGATGGATGACTATATGACAGGTATTGAGGAAGTCTTCTATGGCATGGAGGCTATGTGGAAAGAGGAGATCCGTCCTCTCTCCCGTCTTGAGGTTGTTTCTGGAATTGATGGAAA